AGAAAAGATTCGGGCAAAGGATTTAAATGGGACGCTGTGCGATTTGCACACAAAGTTTACAGCATTTTTCATTGTGCAAAAAATGCACAAACTGATTGGTTGATTTGGATGGACGCAGACACTGTATGCCACAGTGCAATTACTGTCGACGATCTTGCTAGGCTGTGCCCTGACACAACGGATCTTTGTTTTCTTGGAAGACGAGGAAAATTCAGTGAGTGCGGGCTGTACGCAATGAATTTACGCAGTAATTCGACTCGCGCATTTCTGCAAAGATTTCAACATTTCTACGATGATGCCGAGAATGGAATTTTTACACTAGATGAATGGCACGACAGTTTTGTGTTTGATGCTGTGAGAAAATCTATGCAACTTCGAGAACTAGATTGGAGCAGTCATTTAATCACAGGCGAAGGGCATCCATTGATCAACTCAGAGTGGGGAGCATACCTTGATCATTTAAAAGGTGCTCGCAAAAACACAGGACGCAGTCTGCCCACAGATTTAAAAGTACAACGTCAAGAGCAGTACTGGGCATGATATTTCTCAGCAAACACGGCCAAGATGAATATGTAGATATGTTTGCCCGCGGCTGTGGTGCCAGACCTACTACATTGGAAACATGGTGTTACGAGGACAGCACCGAACCACTGTTGGTGCGTGGTATAATGAAGCACAAGATCATCAAACGCTGCTGGGATGATAAGCGTGACTTCTTGTACATGGATTCAGGTTACGTGGGTAATCGTGCCAGTGCTCAAAACCCAAACGGCTGGAAACTGTGGCATAGAATTGTGCCCAACGATCTACAGCACAATGAGATAGTTCCCCGTCCAGCTGATCGTTGGCAACGGCACAACATCGCGCTCAAGCCCTGGCGCACTGGGCGCAAGATCTTGATTGCTGCACCTGATGAAAAGCCTTGCAAATTCTATGACATAGAGTTGGACACCTGGCTGGCAGACACTGTGGCCACAATAAAACAACACACTGATCGTCCTGTAGAAATACGACAGCGCACAAAGAACAGACAGGCTCGAGTGGCCAATGCATTTGAAGACGCCTTGTCTGATGTGCATGCTGTGGTCACCTTCAACAGCATAGCAGCCACTGAAAGTATCATACAAGGTGTACCGGCCTTTGTACTGGCACCTTGCAACGCTGCCCGGCCTGTGGCCAACACAGACCTGAGCAAAATAGATACTCCATGGCTGGCACCACGCGATTTGGTCGAAGCCTGGGCACATCACTTGGCCTATGGCCAGTTCCATATCAGCGAACTCAAATCTGGGCTTGCAAAGGAGATATTAAATGTATGAACACAGAGGCTGGTGGTTTCCAGACATGGAAGATCACTTCCCAAAAATGATTGAAAAGAGTGTGAGCAAGGGCGGGCCTGCTGAATACCAATATCAGGTACGAGATCGCAGTATGCAATATGTCAAACACAACCGTGTGGCCTTGGATATCGGCGCCAATGTTGGTCTCTGGAGCCGCAGCCTTGTCAAAAGATTTGGAACAGTGATTGCATTTGAGCCCGTGGCCATGTTTAGAGAGTGCTTGCTCAAAAATGTTGTAGCCAAGAACTTGGTTGTAAAAACACAAGCACTGGGCGACCAAGACATGCAGGCTACCATGGTACTAACACAAGGCAACACAGGACACACGCACATTGATCCCAACAAGCAAGGTGGCGACACACAGGTGATTCGTTTGGATAACCTAAAGCTCGAGAACGTGGACTATATTAAAATTGATTGCGAAGGCTATGAGTATCGCGTTTTAGCGGGTGCCAAAGAAACAATACAACGCTGCCGACCTGTTGTAGTCGTAGAACAAAAACCTCATGACATGTACAGTCAAGATTACGGACAACACGCTGCCATTGCACTGTTACAAGACTGGGGCATGATAAAATTAGATCAGGTTAAAGATGATTGGATCATGGGATGGCAATAATAGACACAGCATATCAAAGACAACTTGCCCAACTACACCAGGGTGGCAAGTTTGATAATGGATACAAAAGCTATTCCATTGTTCGAGACTTTCTAGAACAATATCAGCCCACAAGTTTACTAGACTTTGGCTGTGGCCAGGGTGGATTGATACGTGCCATACGTGAGCATCATCCAACTATATTCTGCGAAGGTTATGATCCCGGCAATAAAGAATTTCGCCAATTACCCAAACGAAGCTATGACGCTGTGATTAGCACCGATGCTATTGAACACATTGAGCCTGCATACTTAGACGAGACTTTACGTACCATTGACAAAAAAATAGAACGCTGCGGCTGTTTTAGAATTGCCTGTTACCCTGCCAAAAAAGACTTGCCCGATGGTCGCAACGCTCATTTAATAGTAGAACTACCCGAATGGTGGCGAGATAAAATTTTGAGCACCATGAATGTAGACATTGTATGGGAAAAAATAAAGATCGTAGACAAAACAGCCACATGGCCACAAGTCAAAGGTCACAACTACGACTTGATTGTTCAGCGCAAATAAGGCAAGAACTTTTGATAGATGCGTCCGGACCGTGCATCTTGATCACTCCAGTGTGCGGCGGCTAGATCTTGTACCCATTGCTGTCTATCAACTGCAACAGGACGTTCAATGTGCGATATGTCCTTGTTGGCCACGCCCCAGCTCACGCAACTAGAATCATCGGCAAACACAGGAATACCTTGACACACAGCGGCCACGCTGGCGCTGCTGTTAAAAAACACCGCAGCATGGGCATTTTTTAAATTGTCAATCAGGGTTGTTCGATTAGGGTCTGACACAGAAATTGAACGACGAGCATAATCTTTGGTATGATACTTTACAAAATCCCGGGCTTCATAAGCGCCCGGATGCGGCCTGATAACAATGGGCCGATTGCTGTATTTTTTTATCTGCTCAATTTTTTGTTCCAGCCAGTGCAACGGATTTAGAGTTTTCATAGCAAAACCTCCATCACGTTGCATGCATATTAGGATATGCCCATTGTTGTTGTTGGCATAGGGCAACAATGAAATGTTCAGCGCAGAAGATATTTCATTCCACTTGTCTATGCTGCTGTTGCGATTTGCATATTCGGCTTTGTCGTAGAAAGGACCGCCTAGACTGTAGCGAAGATAGGTGCCAGCATCGTCGAGATATTTCCAACAACTGGCATCTATACACATGGTATGAGCGCCGCGTCGAGCTTGTTCAGCAATGATTTGTTTGCGTAGAGTAATGTTGGGACCGCCGGTGTTGGTAGTAGCCCATCCTAGAATTACTGCCAGTCGAGAAGGTTTGTATTGATAGTCCCACACTACTCTAACTGGGTCACCGGACTGTTTTACACCTTCAGCAAAACTTTCCAGGCACTGAATTTTTCTAGCATGCTTGCGTGGGTTGGCCACTGAGCTGACATAAACAACAACGTCATTGGCCATTTAATATCCGCCACGCAGTACCATCGCGCATTTCAGGCTCAGTGAATTGGCAATAAGCAAGATGCGCAGCCCAACGATTTACTTCGTCCAGTGTAGGAATGTATGGGTTTTCAATTTCTTCCAGGCTTTTGCTACACAACGGTGCAGCAGCATTGGGACCCAGAGTGATAGCAGGTTTGCCCAGCAACAGTGCTTCTGTTGCTGCAATACTAGAAAATGTAACCAAGCAGTGTACATCTTGACTCAAGGCTATTTCCATGGTATCTGTGCTTTGTCGCACACTACGACTTTGTTTTTCTCGAACCACAATGGGTCGATCTGTGTGTTTTTTGATCTCTTCCTGGGTGTCACGCAGCCATTGCTCAAGATTGATGTTGTAGAGATTCAACAATTTTTGACTGGGCGGTGCCAGCAGGATATTTGTACCACGACGGAACTTGACCAACTGAACTCCTGTGGCTTCTAATCGATCTCTGGGTCGATCAATGATAGGACCAAAATTTTGCACATCGTTTTTGGTAATGCGATGAAACGTTTTCTTTTTGCCGTTGCCAAAATAACCTGTGTCCATGTAATAGAAGTCGCGTCCAGCAGCTTTACAGGCGGCCATTTCTTTGCGCTTGGTAATGCCACGCAGTATAACTGGGGTCATTGACTGCTCTTCTCGACTCCAGGTGCTAATGCGTCCGCCAGCACCTTGAATAAAACTCTGTAGGATAGGATCGTACATGTGACCTTTTTCGGAGAACTTAAAATCTTTGCCGTCAGATGCGACGGCAGCAACTGCACCTGTATTCAGAGCAGCAATTCTAGCAGCAATGCTGTCTACACTTTGTTCATAGTACTCGCCGCTGGGGTCTACTCTATACTTTAATATGTCCCGAAATATCTGTGCTATCTCGGGTGTAACCATGTCTAGCTCATGTCTAGGCAACGGTAACAAGTCATCGTTTTCTTCACTCATGTTCTTTGCAGACAATATTCAGTGTAGATACGTTCGCGATGCCACTCGGCACCCTGCGGAGTATCAGCGAACTCGTGAAAGCATGGCGTGCCAAGTGTGTAGTGCAGTAACTTGGCATTGGCATTTGGCCCGTATTCATCGGGCAACCAGTTCCATTCCGGGGGAAGCTCACCGATACGAGCATCATCCAGCCAAGAAAAACGATGCAGCTCTGCTCCTGTGCTCTTTTGCACAAACTCTGGAGTCAGCTTGCGATTGGGAAAACTATTGCAGTTCCATAAAATTACACTTGACCAATTTTTTCTTGGATAATCTTCGTTTTTGGCGCCAAGATATTTTTCGGTCATCTTGGTTTTGTAATCATGTTTGACTACCATGACATCTTTGTACGAATCCTGCAACTTCCATAGTTCAACAATGTCGCCGCGCACAATCATGTCACCGTCAATGAATATAGCCCAACCTGTGTACTCTTGCAAGTGCGGTACTAGAAAACGTGTGTAGATAAAGTGATTGCTACCGTCAGTGTGAGTTTCGTTGTAGTCGCGAAATAGATTCAATGCCACTGGTACAATAGCCACTGGCTGACTGGCATTTCTGATTATGCTGTTCACACAGGTATGATAAGCAATTGCTTCTCTAGGATCATACCCTATATACACAGGAATAGCTTTCATCGGCGTTCTATGTCCTCTTCTACACAGTCCTCACCATACTGTATTTCAATCAGACGCAATGGCTGATCAGTTTCGTTACACAGCTGGTGCCACTCGCCCAGACGAATCCAAGTGTGTTGATGCTGAGCAGGGCTGGCCATTAGGTCATAGTCAGTGCTGTAAGGATCTACGGTATAGACCGTGGCTTCACCTTCGGCCACAAACCAAAACTCTGCACGTTTCTCATGACGCTGCATGCTGAGACAGGTCTTGGGTGCCACCGTAAGTTCTTTGAGTTTGACATGGTTTCCAACTTCGTGCAACACACGATAGTAGCCCCAGGCTCGTTGGGTCTTGGGCTTTTTCCAGTCCTCAAGAATCCACGAACTAGAATTCTTTTTGTCCTCGCCACCGACCCCGAACGCAAATTCTAGGTTAGAGTCAACTACATCCATTTCAGGAATGTTGTCAGGTGTGCGGTCGCCGCCATTGGCAAATACCAATTCAGCATCAGGGTAGTGTGCTCGCACCTGTCGTATAAATGCTCGAGCAGAACCGTCGGCATCGTCAAAGGTGTAAACTTCGTCAACTACAGAGAGATTGTTGATCACGCACAGTCGCTCATTCCAGGGCATGAACGGTCGACCTTTTTTGCGAGTCAACCACTCGTCACTGTTGAGTCCCACAATCAGCATGTCTCCCAGGGCTCGAGCTGCCTTGAAATAGGCAATGTGTCCAGAGTGTACGGGGTCAAACCCGCCAGTTACAAGTACGATTTTCATAGTGCTATTTACAGACTTGGCTGTATCACACTGTAATATCTTCCATACCGGCTGTACGCAGTCTGGTGATGTGTCCCAGCTGCCATTGTTTGGTTTCCAGACCTTTCATGATGCCCAGCCATTTGTTGCGCAACAGAGCCACTTCGTTGATTATGGTCTCAAAGTCAACCACCTCGTCCTCACCGTCGGCATACTTTTCAGCATCTCTGCTGGTTAGAGCTCGCGCATAGCTCTCAAGATATTTTTGAAAGTGCTTTCTACGAATCTTGCGCAATTGAATATTGAGATAGTTCAGCACAGCTTCAATTTCTTGTAGTTGATTGAATCTGTGTTCAGTGTGTCCAGGCAATTCTTTGAGTGCTCGTTCAACCAAACCGCCAATCCTGCACTCACGTTTGGCATCTTCTAGCTCGCGTTCATAGTGAGCAATAAAGTCGGGTATCAACCCAAGGTCAGCAACAATACGACTGTACCACATTATATGTTCTTTTCAATAAAATATTGGGTTATTTCTGGCCAGAGCTTTTGCCAATCAGTGCCACGGCGTTGATCTATTGTATCTAGAGTTTGCTTTAACATGCGCAATCTGTCAACATCAACGGTGCCAGCAGCCGCAAGAGCCGCAATACCTTCCAGTCGTCGTCGAGACTCAATGTCCCAGTCTGTAGCAACTGGAAATTCTGCTATGAGTTTGTCAAACTGTGACTTAAAGAAGTCGCCGCCAAAGATTTGGGGATGATATATCTTTTCAAGTCCGCTGTCAACCAGGTGATAGTCCTGCAGAATTTTGGGATTGGTCTTTTTGTATTCGGCGATTTTTTGTTGCAGATCAATGGCCGTTTTCACTGTCAGTGATGTTATTACCTGATGCACCGACAATGCTATCCAGCGATGCTGCATCAGAAATTCAAAGTTGCGCTGCCAGTTGTCTAAATCCAGCCCGTAACGCACAAACTCTGCCTGCGGTCCCCAACAGTCCAAGCTGGCACACACATGCACCTGCTTGATTTTCTTTTTGACCACAAGGTCACGACCAATGTCAACAAATCGTTTCAGGGTATCTGCGGTACAATTGAGATTGGTGTTTATTGCAAGCTCGAGATTTTTGTTGTCAAGACTGTGTAAGATTTCCAAGATCTGCCACAGTTCGTTTTGCAACAAGGGTTCGCCGCCAAGTATACTGAGCCTGGACAGTTTTGATCCGTGCTCTTTTAACCAGTTTAAGTATAGAGCAAACAGTTGATCTC